ACGAGCAGCAGGATTCAAAGTTGGATCATCAACAAGTGCTTTATCTGCTTGGATATGATCTTCAATAGTTGCGTATGCCATATACACATTCTCCTGTTATACACTAATATTTATTATAACGAGAATATCGAATCTTTCAACAAAACCAATTGTGTTTTCATTGTCAAACCAACAGAAGAATGAGTAATACCTGCAATTAAATATCTACCACTAAATTTCTTATCAACAACTTTTGTATCCTGTACCTTCATAGAAGAAGGAATAATGATATCAATACCTTGCCCTGAATAAAGATCTAAGTTGCCAGGAATTGTTATTTCAAGTTTAGTAGACTTAAGGGACTCCAAACGAAGCCATTGATATGCTTGCAATTCTACTAGATGCTCATAATTTTTTTCTGGGTTTTTCTTATATGTCTTATCGAAAATTTGATTGGGTAACATATTATATCTAACCCTTTTAGGATAATCAATCATAGACTGAATTTCTTTATCAAACGTCTCAATAGGATTAACAGATCTAGTACTATTAAGATGTGACATCTTACTCCATAATGTCTTAAGACTATAACGATAAGCATCAACAGACAAATCACTACTCAATCCCATTTTAGAATTACCAAGACTATTAGGATCAAATCCCATACTAAACCCAGACCAAGTTCCATGTCGCAAACCTGATAACCAATTTCTTTCATCTGGAAAAACTAGATTAGTAATAGCATATTGATCAGCACCAGTATCACCAACACTTTTCGGAGAATACTCATATTCATATATTCTACCTTTTCCTTGATCCCAGTTACTTTCTGTTGGCATATCATTAATATCATCAATCATACCATCAATTGATTTGAAATGATATCCTAGAGAGCTCTCCCAGAAAGCAAATCCATTTTGTAAAGTTCCACCCTTCTTACCTTTACGAATACTACGTTGCATTATCCAGTAGATAGTATCAAGAGGTCTCCAATTAGTAGCAATAAATGTATTTGGATTTAAAGTCTCTTCACCACCAATAGGATGTAAAATCTTTTTAGATGATCCTATATACTTCTTATCTTTTATAAGTTTTTGAATAATCTTAGATGCTTCGGTTTCTTTATTAAAAATGGTCTCACTATTACCAAAAACATTAGTTACTTCATTTTTAATAAATTCATCAGAACAACAATTAAGTATAAATTGCTCAGTTCCACTTGAATTTCTAGTACGAGCTTCAATACTATGAACTCTAAAATGATATAACCTATCTGCAATACTTGTCCTAATTTTAAATTGTATTAACTCAGATCCAGTTATAGAACCAAACACACCTGCAGCATCTTCAAATTGAAACCGTGCTTCTAAAGTTGCAGAAGATATATTTTCATTTATTGTCCAACCTCTTAAAAAATCAACCAAATTCCATTGACCAGATTCAGTTGTAAGTTTCTGACCGTCTCTATAGAAAGTTATACTAAACTCACAATCACCGACTCCTTCTCTATTCAAAGAAGGTTTTGTTGTGGTATTGGTACTACTCATTTAAACAGACCTCTCAAAGGATTATTGAAAGAGTTTAAAACTTTAGTAGCAATACCAAAAATTCCATTAGCTTTAGTGCTAGTAAAAGGACCAGCAGAACCTCCGCCTCCACCTCCTCCACCAATATAAGTTGGTTTATCGGACTGACCTAAAATTGCTGTAGCAGCAGCATTTGCTTGTTCAATCCATCCTTTAGTAGCTTGGTTAGAAGTTTCTATTTGTGCTAATGCTTGCTGTACAATTTCTATAGTTCTTCTATTCATTTCTTTTCTTGCAGCATTTCTCTGATCCGTTGCCTTTCTCATAGCAGCAGTATCTTGATTACCTGTAGTAGCATTACCTTTTGCGTTAGCATTACCGAAAAGTCTATTTGTGGTATTACCACCACCACTTCTCATTCCTCCACCACCTGTAAGTGCTCTAAAAATATTACCAACTCCACCAGACATATTTGCTTTAGAGTCTACAAAACTCCGAACTCCTCCACCACCGCTAGTTCTACGATTACCATCAAGACCCATACTAGGGTTCAATATTCTTAAATTTTCATTACCAGCACTATTAAAGATATGATTACCATGTTTTGTTGTATTAACCTGTTGAGATTTATCCAAGAATGCACCGCCAGTTCTAAATCCTGTTGCACCTAATAGTTTATTGACAGTAGCATCATCATATCCTGCTGCTATCAATCTATTTCGTAATGCTTTAGGATTCTTAGCAAGCATAATTGCTCTCATAGCATTATCCATTTCACGAGGAGATCTTTCAGCATTAATAGAACCGTCTCTTATTGGTTGATACTGCCCTTTACCCATAATAATATCAGTAATACTACCACCTTTAGCATTAAACAAACCTGGTGCAGCACCATCTTGAATAATACCTGCTCTATTCATAACAGATCTTGCCACTAATGCCATACCTAAAACACCTTCTCCTCTAGCTTCAGCAAGTACCAATCTTTGAAGAAGATCCATTTCAGTTTGAGTTGATCTTCCTTTGCCTCCTTGACCTTTTGCCATAAATGCTCTCATCATAGCACGTAACTCATTACCACCACTACCAGGAGCACCACGTTTAGTAGTCTTAAAGAAATCCCAACGTTCTCCAGTACCACCCCATTCTACTGGACCATAATTTTCATGACTATTACCACCATCTCTGTTAGATGCAGCTTCAGCACCAGTCATTACATTTTTTACACTAACATCTTCACCTTTCCATCCCCAACTCTTAGCAATTCTTGCTGCCTCCATCATCATAGCAGTCTTTTGTGCGATTGTAGGAGGATAATCTATCCAAGGTCTACCTCCCATAGCAGAAGCTGCTAAACCTATACTATTTTTATTACGTTTCCAAGTATGAGAACCAGTTTTATTATAATCTACTCCTTGTTTCTTCCTCCCATCTCCACTAAAAACACTATGGAAATGACCTTTAGGTGAATATCCATAACCCGTACCAGTCCAATGTAGATATATCTTCTTATCTACCATACCACCAATAGCAGCAGATAATCCACCAATATCATAACCCATGCTTTTTGCTTCACGGATTCTTGTTTCTGTAAGATTTGGATTTGTTCTAGTTGCCTTAGTATCAAACGGAACAATAAATGCTGAACCGTCACCTTTCCTTGCTACATATTCCGATCCATGACCGATAAAATCTGTACCTTTCCCATCAAGACTAACTGGATAACCAGACTGAGGACCATGTATCCAACCTCCACCTGCAAACTCTTTGAGATTATTTAACGATCCTCCCCATGCTTTATATCTGTTAGGATCATTCGGACCTCCTACACCAACTCCAGGATCATCAGGTCCAAGTGTTCCTGGTGCTCTGTATAAAGTTTGTGGAGTAACCTGATGTCTGTCACCTTTACCTGTAAGAAAATCCCAAATTTGACCAAATGCACCTTTTTCCTTACTATGTAATTCAGGAATCTTATCATACATTGGATCACCAGGATAATAAAATTTCCCTTCATAAAATCTTCCTGCACCTCTCTCTTCTTCCCTTTGTCTAGCATTATCAACTAATAATTTTCCAGTAACTACACCTGCACCTACTGCTAAAAACATCCATCCTAATGGACCTTTAAGAAGAGCAGACATTTTTACAAATGCTGATCTTATTGCTGTACCGAATAGAGTAACAATAGTCTTAAGTTCTTTTGTTGTTCTAACAATATTAAGAGGATTAAGCCATCTAAATCCTAATGCTAAAGTACCAAATCCTACTAGAAATTGACCAAATCCTTGCAATCTTTCCCACCAAGTACTCTCATCTGAAAGCATTTTATAGAGACCATTAAATGCATTACTAGTCCCAAATTCAGCCCATTTCTGAATAATTTTTCCTATTTTTGCTACTACCTCTATACCCCTTTCTATTTTCTTCCTATTCTCAGGATTTGCAAACCATTTTAATATTGCTCTTCCAATAGTAAGTTTAAACAAACCAGCAAGCAACTTAAGTAAAGATTCTAAAAATCCAGGAACTTTACCCATAGATAATTTCTTAAAGAAATTACCAAATTGAACATTAGGTTTATTATATTTTGCTTTAGGTAATTTTTGACGTGCTGCTTGCTCTGCAGTTAAAGATGCATGAGTAATCTTTTTAATATCAACTACAACTTTGGCAAGCGAATTTACCGTTCCACCAAGATTATTAACTGCTTTTACATTAGTTAAAACGGCTTGAGTAAGTTTCGGATTCGAGTCATCTGGATTTGCAGTAGAAGCAGTTGCCAGAGTTACAGGAACGAACTTATAAAAATTAATTTTTGCACCCTTTTGAATTGTTGCCATTAGATGCTATAAGACTCCATGAACATATTTAGTTACCCACCAGCAATTAATAGTTTTTGTTTGATTGCAGGAGCAAGAGCAACCTCACCCTTAATGACTGGTATAACAAGAGGTAGTATCTCTAATTCAGGTTGATCTAATGCAAACTGCTTAGATCTATCAATTAAACTTCTACCTTTATCAATCATACCAAATACTTCTGCACCTATTCCCAATTCACCAGCAATAGATCTAATTCCAGTAGCATAATCAGTAGATCCTTGGTACATACCCATTACAGATCTAAACAATCCACCAGCACCCATAGAATCTGCCAATCCACCCATAGCAGCCATAGGTGAAAATCCACCTTCAAATAACTGAGAAATTCCTGGTAATTGAGAAACACCTGGTATTTGACCAAGGAAACTACCCAATCCAGGAATCATATTACCAATTCCAGAAAGACCGTATTTATCTAAGAATCCACCAAACTGTGACATCCTTCCACCTTGACCAAAGAATCCACCCTCACCAAATAATGCACCTGGTTTGGTCAGACCAGTCATATTACCAACTGCTGATAGAGCACCACCCCATCCTCCACCTTGAAGTCCTTGGAATACACCGCCAGCAAGTTGACCGACTTTACTACCCATAAAGTTATTATATGCACCAGTAATACCACTAATAGCACCACTTATACCACTATGCATACTAGCAAGTCCTTGACCAAACTTACTCATACGTAAGTTCAACATCCAATTTGGTGTATCTACTATTGACTTAGCAGTAGTACCAATAGAAGCAAAGTTACCTAAGGCACTAAAGCCTCCCATTGCTGCACCAAGTATATCTCCTTGCCTTAACGAATTAACAGCATTAATTGCTCCAACAATAGGTCCAACACCAGGAATAAATGATAATGCAGTACCTACTATCGGATTACTAACTACCTTACCAACAGTATTAACTACACCACTAACTGCCTTCTTAACACCATTAAATACACCACTAACTGCCTTACTAACACCTTTAAATATTTTACCAAAGAAAAATTCTGGTAATTTCTTATGTTTTCCACCTTTTGCCCAGAATTTCCACCAAGGTTTCTTTGTTTTGGTTATTGTTGGAACTACATGTTTCTTAGTAACAGGCTTCTGTTCTTTCTTTTTATTACCCCATCCACTAAAAAGATTACCCCAGAAACCAGATTTCTTCTCCTCTTTTTTCTTATGTACTACAACTTTCTTAGTAGGAGGTTGTACTATACCTTCTCTATTCTTAACATAATCAATCTTCTTCTGCAGTACCTGCACCTTCATGTCGTTAGGACCGACAAAAATATTGCCGTATCCTAAGGTGGCCATATTCACCCATTTATTTAAGGGTGTTTTTGATTGTTCTTTAGCTAAATCTGCTTCTAATTTCTTAAGTACGTGTTCTGTACCATGCTCTTGAATTGCTTTTTCAGTATTCCTATCACTTGCTCTATCTCCAGCTCTCTGCATAGGTTGAAAAATAACCTTATCAGCAGCCCAATTAATACCCCAATCAGCAAGAATACCAATACCAAGATTCGCAGCACCCTTTGCTGTACCCTTTAAAACACTTCCAGTAGTTGCAAGAGGTTTATTCTTAATCTGATTAATACCCTTCTTACCCCAATTCTTTATCCCTCTCCAAGTTTTTCCCCAAAAATTCCCTTTCTTCATTATATTAGAAGAACCCTGAATACTAGGTGCTCTAAACTTAGTAGAAGAAAACTTACCCTTATTAAAGGTTGATTTACCCTTTACACCTTTACTCGAACCTTTACTCTTTGTTCTTTGATTAGTTTTACTAGTTTTACTTTTATTTTTATCACCAAGTTTGGGTTTCGGTTTACCCATATGATTACAAAAATTACCAATCCACATCACTATGGATGACATCATACCAAGAGGATCGGTTATCATTTTCAAGACAAGGACACCTTGAGTTAAATCCCAAAGTCCCTCAAACCTTTCCATTAAGGTACTTTCTTTACCTACTAATTTACCCCAACCTTCAATTAATTTATCATTAATTAACCATTTGCCAAAATTATATAATTTTGTCCAAATTACATTTGCCTTATGAAGAAAAGTCTCAACTTTTTCAACATTAGCAGGATCACCCCACCATTTCAACATTTCCCTAACTACAGGAAATGCAATTAGTTTTGCAAAAAATTCAAGAACTGGCATCAGCATATTAAGCCAACCAGGTAAAAGACTCTTTAAGAGATTTTTATTCTTACCAGTTGGTTTTATATTTGATTTAAATCCTTTCTTACTAAGATTATTAATTTCTGCTTGTGTTTCAGCAGCTTCATCTGCTTCTCTTTGTAGTCTCCTCCTTTCTGCTTGTTCCGCTAACTTATTATTAGTAACTCTTGCTGCTTCAATACTTTCAAGGTCTTTAACAACACTACCCATACTAGAGATGGTAGCACCCAACCTATTAATAGCATAAGTAGACTTTCTGACACTAGCAACCTGAGGAGATACATGTGAAAATGCTCCTGGTTTAACTACTTTGTAGGCAGAAATTTTAGCCATTCTGTGCTTGTTGTTCCTTTGCTTTACGCTCTTCTTCCTTTAGGAATGAGACTAATAAATTCATATAAATCTCCTTTTCAAAAGGCATTAAATTATCGACATATTCAGGATTCCACTTATGGTGATGCATTAATGCAAAGTTACCCTCATAATATGACTTTAAATTAGTATGAAGAAGAGCTACTCGAAAAAACTAGCTAGTCCCTCAAGTACTATTTCATTATCCTTTTTAGTCTTAGGATTAACTACGTTAATTGTATGAGACAACTTAGGCATAGTTTCAAAGAATTCTTGAATTTGTAAGAATTGCTTACTACTTAATTGTTCAAAAAATTCCATAATCTCTTCCTTAGGAAGATCAGTACAATCATGCACTTCTTCACCATCAGTAATTGTTTTTACACAACTAGCTGCCATTTTGAAAATTTGATCAACACCAGGTTGTTCGTCACCAACAAAATTCATACTAACAAACGTATCTAAACTCGGATAAGCCATAGTTAAGATACACTCAGGTGATAACTTAATATCTGGTTTATGTCCTTTAGTCTTAATAACTTTTATTTCATTAAGAGGAATATTTACTGGAACTTCAGTTATTCCATCATCAGGACATGTAACAGAAATCTCAACACTTTCACCAACAGATTTTCCACGAATTTGAAGGAAAACATATTCAATATCAAAAGTTGCAAGACTGTCCAAATCTTTAATATCTGTACAATCGGTGATAATGGTTTTAATAGCAGACATAAGATCTGCCTGTTCACCAGTTTCCGTTGCTAAAAGTAGTAATTTCTCTTCTTTTACAAGAAAAGGTCTATAATTCACGGTTCTGCCATCAGAAGGCAGTTTCAGTTTGTACTTAGGTACATTTAATTTAGGTAATGCCATAGAATAGTCAATTCAGTATAGTTATTTAGGGTCAAATGATAAAGCTGTTAATAGCAGATCCTAGTATATCCCATAAGGTAATTGGATTGCCAGATTCGTTAGTAGCAGCATCCCAATAGTTATCAGCAGGTATACGAATTTTATTTCTTATACCATAATCATCAAAAGCTTCTTCTGGATAGAATCTATATCTTTCATAATAGAACCCTACTGTTAGATTCATAATAGTCGCAGCAGAGTTATTTAACTGGACTGTACCTATATTATAAGGAAAACAATTCTGTAACTCCCAACATGCAGTAACTTTATAATATCTTGCAAGAGACCAACTAATTCCTGGATTCTCAGCAATTGCCCTACGCATATCAGCTGTTATTGGTGCTTGATCTCCACCACCTCTTTCCCATTTATAAATTCTGATGACAGGAGAAACCATATCATCATAAAAACCTGTATATTGATTAGAATCACTAGCCATTACTTGTGTCCACCTCTCAAAGAAAGTTCTCGTATATTGAGAGCGTGGCATTATAAAATTAACATTAAACTGACTAAATGCAGTACCAGTAGGATATCTCCAAGGAGATCCAACATTTACTTGTGTACCAGTTGTAATTTGCTTACTTGGAAGACTAAGGTTTAATGCATAATAATCCATCAATAAACCTAAATCACCTGTCTCAGAAGCAAACCTATCACTACCGAAATACTGTCGCATACATCTAGGTGTTGCGAAATTGATTGAAAAAAGATTGGTAAAACTAGGAGAATTATCATCCTTTTTCATCGTATTGCTGATAAATCCTTGCAGAGAAGGATATCGAGCAGTATCTTTACGTGGAATTCCTATACCGTTTGTTGTACCAGATCCAGAGTTAGTTGTCAGCAGAGCGTTTATTGCAGAAAAAAATGCCATTTTATACTTTAAGTTCTTTTTCGGTGATTAACATAAATTCCCAACCATAATCTTTACAAAATTCACTTGCAGCCTTCCATTTAGCCTTATTAACACTCCATGTAACAACTTCAGTAATATACCGTTTAGTTACTTTCTTTTGTGTTTTAGGTTCTTTAGTTTGTCTGAAAGGTTTCACCTCTACCATATATTTCTTATTATTCACCTTCACATAAAAATCTGGAAAATAACGATGACGTTTACCATCAACAGGAGATATATAAGGTATAGCAATCTCTTCACTACCCCATTCTTGTACAGAAGGAGTTTGATCACACCAAAGCATGAACTTATATTCCCAAGATGATCTATAACAGATGTTACGGGGATCACCTTTATACTTCTTTGGAAGTCGAGGTTTATATTTTCCCTGCTTATAACGCATAAATATAAAGAGGTCACATAGTATTTAGTCATTAAGGATGACGATTTTCAGATATCCATATAAGAGTCCAGTTCCTGGTAACGGTAGTGTTGCTAGTGGACCTACTGAAGCGATAGATTACATATGCATAAAAAGAAATAGAAGAGTATATAAGGATGGTGACAAGTCATATTATTCAAATAGAAATTTAGGTAATGATACATTAGCCAAAACCAACGATCCTGATACAGTATATCTTGCTATGCCACCTAATTTGGCAACAGCATATCAAGCAGGATATCAAAAAGTTGATGTAGGTATTCTTGGTATGGGTGCTTTACAAATGTTTGCTGAAAATGATGCAACCAAACAAGCTGAAGCATTACAGGCAGCAAGTAGAGGTATTTTAACTGAATTTACATCATCTGGTGTTGCTAATGTTATTAATGGTGCTAGTGGTCTGTTAGGACTTGCAGGTCAATTAAGTCCTAACGTTATACAAGCTATGACAGAAGGAAGAGTATTTAATCCATTTAGTGAACAAATATTCAATTCTATGGGTTTTAGAACTCATAGTTTTAATTTTAAATTAGTAGCAAGAAGTGCAAGAGAAGCACAAGAAATTAAAAGTATAATTAAGTACCTAAAAGTAGGTATGGCACCAAAAGTAATTAAAGGTGATTTTATGAAAGCTGTTAAAGGTGGTAAGAATCTTAAAGGATGGAAAGAAGGATTAGGACAGAAATTAGATGAAAATATTAAAGAAAGTAAATCCTTTGATGATCTTGTGTACAGTTCTAGAGGAGAAGATAGACGATTCTTCCAAACTCCTGATCATTATGATCTAAAATTTGTAAGAGCAGAAGACGGTAGACTGGTATGGCAAGGAAATAGTTCTGATGCTCCAACCCAAACTATGCACTTTAAAATACATCCATCATACTGTACAGGAGTTTCTGTAAATTATACTCCAGATGGTCAATATACGTCATTTAAACAATTTGATGGATCTATGATACAAGTTCCAGCAGTAAATCTAGCAGTATCTTTTGTAGAAACTAGATTAATCGATCAAGCAGACATGGATGCGGGGTTCTAATGCAGTATTTTTCAAATTTCCCAAATGTTTATATCGGAGAAGGAGTCGGAGACGAAGAATCCTTTAAATATAGACTAGTCAAAAATATATTCAGAAAAACTAAAGTAAGACCTGATTTAGAGAAATTTATTACTAGTTTTGAAGCATATTCCATTAAAGATGGAGAAACACCATCAAATCTAGCATCTGCCCTATATGGCGATATGTTCTTAGATTGGGTTATTTTACTAGTTAACGATATTACCGATTTTTACGAACAATGGCCAAAACTTGATGATGACTTATATAAGTACTGCACTAATCTTTACGATGATGTTGATGCTATTCATCATTACGAAACAAAGGAAATTTTGTTTAATGACGTAGTTTGCATGAAAAAAGGTATTGAAGTAAATAAGACTTGGCGTACAGTTACCCCAGATGGAGTAACTAAGTCAGAAACAGATTCTATCTATCCTGTAAGTAATTACGAACACGAACAATACTTAAATGAGCAAAAAAGACTAATAAAGTTACCTACCCCAACTGTAGTAAATTTAATAACTGAAGAATTTGAAAAATTAGTAGCATATGAGCAAAATGCCGAAATGGACGATCTTGGCAATAAAAAAACCCCGATGAGCGTAGCAGCGAGGTTCTTAGATATTACTGGATATGTTACTGGAAGTGTTGATCGAAATGTTGATGTTGGTACAGTAACCTCATATGATAACGGTCCTGGCAGTACCACAATTTTAGTATAAAAACCCTACAGACGAAAAAAATGTCGGAGTTTTTTTTGCGGTTTCCTGGGAATTAAAAGTCGAATTATATATGACCCCCCCCTTACTCTTGCATGGGACTACCTGTCCTGTACCTTGAGTTAACAA